CCTGGTCAAATGATGATAACCTTCCAGGAATTAAAGTATATACTGCCTCACTTGATCCAACAAGTGCCAATTATGTTGGAAGTATTTTGAATACCAATTCAACTTTATTTTCAATACATAAACATTTTCTCTACACAGACTTTGCTGTTGATGATCAGGTAGCCGCAGTTGCAACTAGCGCCGGCGCGGTCGGCGTTGCATCAGGTTCTGCAAACACCTCTGCAGCTTCCGGCGACACCGCCATGATCTTTAGAGATGCCTTTGGTCATTATGACACTCGGTATACTACGCCGCGTACATCATGGTTTATTTCACAACCGTATGGTACTATTGAATATGACTTGTTTTATGCTGAAACACTAAGTGACGGTGAATACGGAAATAATAAATATAAAATTTCCATTACAAACGTTAAGGCATCTACGAATCCTTCAAATGATTATGGTACGTTTTCATTACAAGTTCGTGCATTTGCCGATTCCGATACACTCCCACAGGTATTAGAACAATTTGATCTATTAACACTCGATCCTACTGATGACAAACATATTGTCAGAATAATTGGAGATAAGAGCGTTAAATTTGATTTTGATGCAACGACCAAGTCGGAACGTCGGCTTGTGGTTAAGGGAAAATATCCCAATATGTCACGATATATTCGCATTGTAATGAATGAAGATGTCGTTAAACGACGCACGCCAGGTGACGCAATGCCTTTTGGTTTTGGAGGTGTTGAAATACTGAAAACAAGTGACAATAATACCGACTTTAATAACGCTATTCTACCTGGACGGTTGGGAATAATATCCTCCGCCCCCCCAACGAACCTATCTGGTTCTATTGTACCTCCTTTACCATTTAGGTTTAAAGTTACCAGAGGTGATGTCAACAGCCCGACACCTGGCTTTGCCGGTGAGGCTGGTAATCTTGAAGTTGTAAATACGGATCTTTATTGGGGCGTCAAACATGAACGTAATACGGATCCATTAAATTCAAACGTAACAGCAGAAAAAAATCCTCTTGTAGAAACATATACAAAATTTACCGATATTAAAAAACTAGATACTTTACTTACTGGCTCAGATGCTGATGTGTTTAATAATAATAAGTTTACACTAGCACGGGTTGCATTACCCAATACGGCTGTTAGTGATTTAACAGGTAGTGCTAGAGAGCACATGTTAGACACGGCATACATTAGAAATGGTAAACCTGATTCGACTAACTATACTGTATCTGATGGTGTTATAACAAACCGTATTACACTTGGTACTTTAATAGCATTAACATCTTCAATTGACTTTAACCGATTTGTAGCATTTAATAAATTTACAAATATTATGGTAGGCGGATTTGACGGAATTAATATTTTAGATCCAAACGCCCAAAAGATGAATGATCAAGCATCATCAATTGAAACAAAAGGTGGTGCTAGTGCAGCGTTCACCTCACCTGGCCTCGCGGAAAACGTAGGAGGCACCGGTCAAGATAATAATACTATTGCTTCATATCGTTCTGCTATTGATATTAAGAAAGAAAAATATTATGTCAATAACGCAATGGAAAAAACTAAAGGTTATAAATTTGCATTTTATGTAATGGATTTACCACCCTACGATGATAATTCTGTTCGTATATTTGATGATACCGTAACGCGGCCAAGCGTTGATAAGACCATTAATGCACTTGAGGCTAGGGTTGTAGACAACAACTATGCTGCAACTTATTTTCCTGATGTTAGCATTGATGACGAGCTTAATAACCGACGCGTTAATGTGCCCTCATCGGTTGCCGTGATGGCTGCTTTGGGATTTAATGATCGCGTATCATATCCCTGGTTTGCCCCAGCAGGTTTCAATAGAGCTGCATTAGATTTTGTTAAAAATGTAGATGTCCGACTTACATCTGGCGATCGTGATGAATTATACGACGCAAGAATCAATCCAATTGCAAGCTTCCCACAAACCGGTTTTGTAATTTTTGGACAAAAAACACTTCAGCAAGCACGATCAGCACTTGACAGAGTTAACGTACGTCGCTTAATGAATGAACTAAAGCGAATAGTCAGCAATATTGCAACTAGTCTTGTATTTGAGCAAAATACGCTTACAACACGACAGATATTTATTAACAATACAATATTGCAACTTGGACTTATACAGGCAAACGCAGGAATTGAATCCTTTAATGTAGTAATGGATAGCTCAAATAACACACAAGATGATATTGAAAATAATCGTCTAAACGGTAGAATTGTTGTTGTACCAACACGTGCGGTTGAATTTATTGCTATCGACTTTATTATTACAACTTCAGGAGTAGATTTCACATAATAAGCTTGGTTTATTATGATTAATTTTCAGGGTAACAATATTTATGTATCGATTAAAAAGGTTTAGGAGTTTTTCTAAATGGCTCAATTAGATTTACAAAGTGCAGGCGTAAGCGTAACAGAAATTGACCTCAGTGGCCCACGAAAAGTAGAGCCAGTTGGGATCCCAGCAGGCATCATCGCCACCGCAATAAGAGGTCCCGCATTTATTCCGGTCACTTTAGCGACGGTTGTTGATTTTTTTGCTAAATTTGGTGATCTTGATGGCGAGCACGTTGGACCTTATACGGTATCAGAATGGCTGAGAAACGCTCAAGCAGTTACATACCTTAGGGTATTAGGGATTGGGGATGGTAAACAAAGGACATCATCAGGAGATAACGCAGGCAAAGTTACCAACGCTGGGTGGGTTGTTGGCCAAGAACTTCCGCAAGGCAGCGGCAATTTTGGTGATAACCCATATGCAAATGCAGGTGGGCCATTAGGTAGAACATATTTCTTGGGATGTTATATGTCAGAATCTGCCGGTAGTACGGTGTTTAGTTCTGCTAATCGACAACCAACCACGGGCTCTGTACCAATAATTCGTGGTGTAGTAATGGCTGCTTCAGGTGTGCTTTTACGCTTATCATCTTCAAACTATAGATTAAACCTCACTGGTTCAAGTGAAGCACCAGCATCTACTTACGTTGCAGTTGATTCAACTGCAAGTGGGTCTATGACAGGTTCTCTTGTTTTGTTTGCTGGGACAGTTGCAAAACAAGAATTTACAATGTTGTTAAATGGCCACAAGGGTACATTATCCAACCCTACTGCTTTAACTGCATCGTTTGATGTTACGGCAAAAAACTATATTAAAAATGTATTAAATACAAATCCATTAAAAATTGAAGAAACAGGACATTTTTTATATACATCTTATGATATACATTCGGCCATTGCGGTTTGTACTGGCAGTCATTTATTAAGCGAGGCCTCGGGCGCCGGGGCATTAGGTGGAATAGAAGAATCGGCATTTTTAGTTACAGGCTCGGTAGCAACAAGAAACTCCGGTTCTACTACTGTACCGAGTTATGAAAATTTTGAAGATAGATTTAGAATTGCAAAAACACCATATTTTATATCACAAGATTTTGGTGGCTCTAAATATAATCTTTTTAGATTGCACTCTTATTCCGATGGTGCTACACCAAATGCAGAAGTGAAAGTTTCAATTGAAAACATAACACCGTCATCTGATCTTACAAACAAATTTGGTAGTTTTGATGTAATCTTGAGAGGGTTTGGTGATTTGGATACAAATCAAGACGTATTAGAGTCGTATAGAGGCGTTACACTTGATCCTACGTCAAATAACTATATTTTAAAACGAATTGGTGATCAGCGTACATTCTTTGATTTGGATAAAAAAGTCCAGTCTCAAAGACTGGCAGTAGATGGAAGTTATCCTAATAAATCAAACAGAATAAGAGTAGAACTGTCAACTGACGTATTGAAAGATCAAGTTCCACATGATGCATTACCTCTTGGGTTTAGAGGACCTGATCATTTGATTACATCGGGCAGCGCACCTATTGCTGCAATCCCTGATTCAATCATGTTATCAGGGACCAACGCTATAGATGCCTTAAATAACGTAGCAGAATTACCTATTCCGTTGCGGCCCAGTATTTCAGTGGGGACTGGCTTAGGTCAGAAATCTAATTCTGATTTTTATTGG